AAGACTGCAAGAGATCCAGACAGTCGCATTAATAAGTCTCTTCGGGCATGGAATTGTTCTTACGAATGGCCGAAGGACAAAGAAATGATTGAAACAACAAGTTTAAAAAACGAAATCATAGCGAAAGCTCAAGAGAAACATAAGGCAGCAAAGGATAAGAAGAGATACAAACAAGTTGTGACTGCAGGTAAGGCTGCTAAGGAGAAAGTAGGTAAAGATCCCAGAGGTGTAAGAGCACTATCAAAAGGTAAGTGGGGATATGTCAAGAACAATAGTTTTACACCAGACTAAAGTAGCCTATATAGGGTAGAATTTGAATTTTAATTATGTTATCTTTTCTACTACCTTTTGCATCTAAAATTGTATCTGATGCTGTAAATAAAATCCCAGACGACTCAGAGTTGGGTGAAAGTCTAATCAAATTGTGTATTGTTATCCTAGAAAAAGCAGTTAAATTAACTAAAACTGACATGGATGATAAACTTTTAGAAACTGTAAAATCTGCTATAGAAACTAGATAGTTTTCTGGTCGTAGAGGCACGTTTTTTTATAAATAATTTGAGATAGAACGACAAATCAGGAGTATAACTATGGCACTTTGGGGTAAAACCGATGCTGATGAATCAAAGCCTAAGTGGGCGGTACGTGGTACTGGCGTAGATCCTCAAAACATCTTTGCAACTGCAGACGGATGGGTATTGAGACACTACAAAAATGCTGCGAAGACAAAGTATTGGGACGAGATCTTATGTTCCATAGATGGACTTGTAGGTGCAGGTGGATCTGGCACAAACACTCTTGGTAATGCAGACATCACTGCTGTATTCTTTGAAGAGAGTACATATGCAGCTGCTGCAACTGGAACTGTTGTCGTTATATACAACGAATTAGTTGACGTGACTAACGGTGCTACTCTTGTAGTTACTAACACTACAGATAGTGCATCTATTACTGCTACTGCTGCTGCACAGACAGGTACAAACCGTGTTGAATTTACATTCACATGTGCTGCTGCAAGTAAGGTACATACTATTGGTGCTCAGACAATCTCTGGAACTATCGTTGATGCAGGTACTTCAACAGCATCTGATAAGGTATTCGTATTAGGCGACACTATTGGTGCAGGTGGATCTGGATCTACTAAGACAATTACAACAACTTAATAAATGATTTTTGACGAACTGAATGAGGAGACCTACATTCTGTTCGCTATCAAACATTATGAGAATCCCCACTGTGTTACACGTGAGGATTTTGATGAAGATATGAAACGTTTTAAATATTTAAAACGACTTCTTAAACGTTATGTTAGAGGTGGTGCGTTAAGAACTCACCTGATTATAAATCATCTGATTATACTTTATAATGTTTTTGGCGAGGCAGCTACTCCCCTTCTATTCTTTAGATTAGAAAGGGAGTATTGGTCTATACTCAAAACTGTATTAATCTATTTGAATAAATATCCTGTAGGGATGCTTCCCGACCTTGATATAGATGATGATATCCAAAAGGAGATAGACAACTTATGAACGAAGAAATGCAGACAACTGGTTATACAGGTGCAGATGCGGCTACAGGTCCTACTGCAGGTTATGATCCTGTTCAACGTTTTCGTGGTAAGATAAAGAAGAAGGATGCTAAAAAACTCGTAGCACCTGGTAACAAATTGAAAGAGGGTATTGAAATGAAGAGTAGATTATTCCAATATAAGGTAAAGATACCTAATGTTGGTGAGACTATACTATTTGCGAATAGTCCTGCTGAACTTAAAATGAAATTGCGTATGAGTATCATGCCAAACCTTAGGTCTGGTATTGAGATTGAAAGAATTCTACCTGCAAATGCTGCAAAGTATTTCATGGATAGAAGAATGGATGCAATGAGAAATATACAGTCTGAAAGTAGTGAAGATCAAATGAAACAGCAGATGACGCAATCAAAAATTGCCATTGAGAAGAAGAAGATAATGCTTAAGAAACAACAGTTGCAAAAACAATTACAGTTAAAGACTCAGAACCTTAAGAAACAAATGAGATCAGGAGCAGAGCAAGACGAGACGAGGTAATGTCTGACATTAATTCAGCAATATTAGAAAGACTAGAAAAGGTCGTTGACTCGTTACAGGAGAACTCTGTAAAGATGGGTCAACTTCTTGCTGTACACAATGAGAAGTTAGATAAGCAAGATAAGATAGATGAAATACTATTTGAAAAGATAGATAGACTATCTGCTGATGTTAATAGAGAGACAGAAGCAATAAAGAAAGGATGCGAGAGGGATATAAGAAAGGTGGATGAGAGATTGAGAACTATAGAGAAAAAAATGTGGTCTATAGCAGGTGGATTGGTAGTAATATCATTCATATTATCAGTGCCAGGTATACAAGTTATGAGAAACTTGACAAATGACAAAGAAGTTAGTACAATAAGTGGGTTAGTAGTCCAAGATATTGAACGAGTTCGTTGATGCACACTATGTCACTTTACTTTCTGGTAGACTAGACAAGTTTACAAGGAAAAAAGCAGACCTATACAACTTTCGATGCCCTTACTGTGGTGATTCACAGAAACATAAGAACAAGGCACGAGGGTATTTTTTTCGTCTAAAATCAGACATGGTATACAAATGCCACAACTGTGGTGTAGGTAGAACTCTGCCTAATTTTCTGAAGGATCAAGCTCCTGACCTCTATGATGAGTATATCATGGAGAGATATAAGAGTGGCACTACAGGTAAAGGATCATATGTTCCTAAACCAAAATTTAAGAAACCTGTGTTTGAAAAACAAGGAGACCTCAAAAGTATTGCTGATCTAAATAAAGAGCACCCTGCAGTAAAATATATAAATGCTAGACAAATTCCTCAAAAATATCACAAAGAAATCTTCTTCACAGAACGATTCTATCATTGGGTTAAGCAACAGAAACCATCGAGCACAGAAGTCTATGGTGATCAATGCAGAATCGTCATACCGTTCATTAAAAGAGATGAAGGAAAAGATAGATGGTTTGGTTTCCAAGGCAGAAGCCTCGATCCAAGAGACAGACTTAGATACATCACAGTGATGTTGGATGAAAACCAACCAAAAATATACGGTCTTAATAGAATCAATGAAACAAAATCTATCTTTATCGTCGAAGGACCCTTCGACTCGCTCTTCTTGGATAATGCGGTTGCGATGGCTGGCAGTGATATTGATTGCAGGTCGTTTGGTTGGAGCGATTATATTTGGGTTTTTGATAACGAACCTCGTAATAGAGAAATCGTCAACCGAATCTCCAAGTCAATCGACAGAGGTGAAAAAGTAGTAATATGGCCAAGTAATATTCAGCAAAAGGACATAAATGATATGTCATTAGCTGGACAGGATGTAAAAAATCTGGTAGAATCAAATATCTATCAGGGTATAGAAGCAAAACTTAAACTCAATAGTTGGAAAAAAGTATGACTCCTCAGGAGATAAACGTAATCAAGAGAGATGGAACTAAAACACCTCTTGACTTAAATAGAGTTCATCACATTGTTGAACACGCTTGCAAAGGTCTTGCAGGTGTCTCTGAATCACAAGTAGAAATTAATAGTGGACTACAATTCTTTGATGGTATTAAAACATCAGACATACAAGAAATCTTAGTCAGGTCTGCTAATGATTTAATTAGTTTGGAATCACCAAACTATCAATATGTTGCTGCAAGGTTACTATTGTTTAGTTTGAGAAAGCAAGTCTATCGTGGACACCCAGATCATCCAACTATATTCAAAGATCATATACAATCATGTATAGATAGAAACTTATATGATAAAGACATTCTTAAGAAGTATACTGAAGAAGAAATAACCGAACTGGATAAGTACATTGATCATGGTAGGGATTACCTCTTTACCTATGCAGGTATAAGACAGGTTGTAGATAAATACCTAGTGCAGGATCGTAGTACAGGAGAAGTATACGAGACACCGCAGTTCATGTATATGATGATCGCTGCAACCCTTTTCCAAGATGATGATAAGTTCTATAGGTTAAAATATGTCAAAAAATACTACGACGCAATCAGCAAACACAAAATCAACATTCCCACACCTATCATGGGAGGGGTGCGAACTCCACTTAGACAATTTGCAAGCTGTGTTCTTGTTGACGTTGATGACACCCTCGATAGCATCTTTAGTTCTGACATGGCTATTGGTAAATACGTTGCACAAAGGGCGGGTATCGGCATCAACGCAGGTCGCATCCGTGGCATCAACGCTAAAATCAGGGGTGGAGAAGTACAACACACAGGCGTTGTACCTTTCCTCAAAAAGTTTGAAAGTACTGTCAGATGCTGCACTCAGAATGGCATTAGAGGTGGATCAGCGACTGTCCACTTCCCCATCTGGCACCAAGAAATAGAAGACATCATTGTTCTCAAGAACAACAAAGGTACAGAAGACAACAGGGTAAGAAAACTTGACTACAGTATACAAATCTCAAAACTATTCTATGAGAGGTTCATACAAAATGGGGAGATTACTTTATTTTCTCCTCATGATGTGCCAAGGTTGTATGATAGTTTTGGTACAGAAGATTTTGATAGTCTATACGTTAAGTATGAGTTAGATGAAAGCATACCTAAGAAGACTGTAGGTGCACAAAAACTAATCATGGATATATTGAAAGAACGAGCAGAGACTGGTCGTT